GGAAGTAGACCGAAGTTAAACCGCTCCACTAGACCGATCTTAGGCGCGCGATCCGGTTTGTCGGTGAAACAGAAGATTTCTATCTTGATGATGTTGGTAACAATCCCGATACAACATCTACTCCACCTAAGTATTCTAATATCTTTGAAAAGACAACATCGGGTGTAATTTCATCTGTAGAAATTACAAATCAAGGACAAGGTTATTATTACGGTTTAGATAACATTACAACTTATTTACCATACATTGTAGTAATTCAACAAGTTACACCGATTGTCATTACTGGTAGCGGTAATCTAAAAACAGCAAAATTCTATCTACAGGCTATCAATTCTCAAACAGGTGAAGTTTCTGTTGAAAAAGAAATAAATGTATCATTCACTGAAACAAAGAGAATAGAAAATGAAAGTGAAATAATCACTCATAAATACGCTTTAAAAAGTGCACAGACGATAACTTTGGCAGGGCGACCTTTAGGAGTGGATAACTGTTTATTAAGAATTACAGTTAAATACAATGGAGATAATGGTACATCAACTGTAGATTATTCAAGCGTTGGCTCACTAGCAAATGACATTAGATTTAAAAATTTATGTTCAGCAGGTGTAACTATTGGTAATTTAATTTCCTTGTGGAATGTACCAAATATAACTTGTGATATGCCATTAAATTTTTATGGTACAGGTACAGGTGCAAAAGGTTACGTGCATACTGTAAATGGAAAAGTAATGTGGGTTGATATGGTCAGTGGCGGTACAGGCTATAACAATCAAACAACAGCAAAGCCTGCAACTAATATCGGTTCGGGTGCTGTATTTAGTATAACCGTTCAAGAGGGCACTGACCCCGACTATCCAAGTGCAGTAACACAGTATGATCAAAGACGTGTATTTGCAGGTAGTTATCGCAATCCTTTGAAAGTATGGTTTACTACAGCAGGACAACAGGACTTAATGACTTATCATCAGCCTATACTTGATGACGATAGAATTATCATTGTTGCTGTAAATTCAGACGCAGACAGAATTAAACATCTTGTAGCTTTGGATAGTTTGTTGTTAATGACAGGTTCAAGTGAGTTGCGTGTATTCACACAAAACTCAGACGCATTAACACCTAGCTCTGTAGCTGTTCGTGCTCAGTCATTCGTTGGAGCAAACAGCGTACAGCCTGTTATTGTTAATAATGCTGTAGTTTATTGTGCTCAACGTGGCGGACATGTCAGAGCATTAGGTTATGATTATCAGCAAAGTGGTTACTCTTCATTAGATATTTCAGTCCGTGCTCCACACCTTTTTGATAATAAAGACGTTGTAAGTATGTCATTAGCGAAAGCTCCTATACAGGTTATTTGGGCTGTATCAAGTGACGGCACATTGCTAGGTTGTACTTATCTCCCCGAACAATCACAGGTTGCATGGCATAGACATACAACACGTAACGGTAAATTTACTGATTGTTGCGTTATCAGTGAGGGTGCTGAAGATCATCTATACGTTGTTGTTGAACGTGGCAATATAAAAACTATTGAACGTTCAGATAACTTTACAGCTGATAAGTTGCCCGATTTTTATCGTTATCTTGACAGTTATCTTGACGCTATTTTTACAAATGAAATAAGCACTGTTAACAGTTTAAATCATCTTGAGGGACAGGAAGTCGCAGTATATGTTGACGGTAAACAACAGACAAACAAGGTTGTTAAAAACGGAAAAATTACACTTGATAAGGCAGGCAAAATCATTGCAGTTGGTTTGCCTATTGATTGTGAAATGATTTCAGTGCCTTTAATTTCTAACTATGAGGCAGAACTACAGGGCAGAACTAAGAATATTTCATCAGTTGATTTGCGTGTTCAGTACAGTGGAAAACTTAAAGCCTGCAATTATCCACGTGGAACATATTACGATTGTAAACAAATTGATAGATATTTAAGTACAGATGAAAGTTATTTAGTAAATGTACAGGTTAATGGTGAATGGTCAGAACAAAGTCAATTTGCTGTAAAGCATTGTGATTGTTTACCTTGTGAAATTCAAAGTATAGTTTTAACTATGAACTATGAGGATGGCAAATAATGTCTATTAGTATGTCAATTCCACGATACGCACAAGCAGGTTATGGAAAATATTTAGATAGCACATCGGTTAAAAACACTGTTAAGAAAGGCAATATCTTTGCTAATCAACGTAATAAGTCTGTTCAGTCGCAAAACACAAGTACAGGTAATATGCGACAAGTTGCCGATATGATCCCCGATGTTAATTATTATACAGCGATTGCAAAAGCGGGCATCAAATCAACAGCTGAATTTTACGACAGCATGAGTAAAAGACGTAACCAAGAGCACCTTGCAACTAATTATCAGTATCAAGCTATGAGTTACGCAATGCAAGCTGAAAGTGCTATGTTAGGTGTTGACAGTATTAAACAGGATATTAGAGGTGCAACTAATGATGTTTATAGTGTTTATCGTATGGGTGAATATCAAGCATTAGAACAAGGTTTACATGACGCTCAAATTATTCACAATGAACGTGCACGTACTGCGGGTAGTGGTGTACGCATGGATAGTGAAAGTAAACAGGAAGTTTATAAAACTAATCAATATGGTGCACAACAAAATCAGTGGGCTATTCAACAGAATACTGAAAGTACTGCATATAATGCAAGACTGAATGTACAAAAACTAATGAATAGTTTGAGCGATCAACAAATGCAGATTGCAAATTTACAAGCTCAAGAAATAATTGCACAAGGTAATGCAAAGGCAAGCAATATTCAAGCTAAGGCTATTAAGCCATTTATGAACGCAATTTATACAGGTGCGATTTCATTTGCTCAATCGGTTATGAATATGAAAGGAATAGGCGGTTAAAATGGCAAACGTATTATTACCAACAGTTGGTTTAAAGTTACAGTCAGAAAACGAAAATTTTGGCTCGCAGAATAGAATTAAAGCAAATAATGTCTATACAGGTGTAAATACAGATTTACCTTTTATGAACAAGCCCGCAGAGCAGATGAAATATGCTAATGCTTTTGCAGAATTAACAGATGCTTTTGCTCAAAGAATTATCGACAGAAAAAAAGAGACTTTATACAATCAAGCTCAAAATGAGATGATTACCAAATTATCTGAAAGAGAAAATCAGTATAAAGCCTTAAAAGGTCAAGATGCTATTGATGGTTTTGCAAAGTATCAAGAAGATATTGCAAAGATTAAAGCTGATTATGATCAGATTTTTAATAGTCACCCCGCTGAAAGTCACAAGTTTAAACTTGACTCTAATAAACTTGTAACCCGTTACGGAATGGAGGGACAGAATTATTATGACAGTGAAGTTATTAAACAGGCTGATACAGAGTTAACAAATCTTTTCTCTAATTCAATGTCTGAATGGTTCAAACATTTTAATTCACCACAGGAAAATTTATTTAAACAAAAGGCTTTTGATGTACTTGATCAAATTTCAGACAAAAACGGTATTGTTAAAGGCTCAGAGGTATACAATCAACAGGTTGCAAAGATGATTGATACTTACGCTCAATCAACTGTTGAATACCAAGTCAATACAAAAGATTTTAACGGTGCTTTAGTAACACTTAACAAATGTAAAAACGATATGAACGGTGACGTTTATATGAAATTGTTAGGTAGTATTCAAAGTAAGCAAAAGGCAGAGGCAGAGCGACAATCTTATTTAAAATCTTTACGTTCAGCTAACAAGGCTTATGAGCCATTAGAGGGTGCAGAGGCAGTAGCTTATTTAGATAAAGATGCTAAAGAGATTTTAAAAGCAAATCCTAATATGTCTGAAGTACAGGCAAGGGCAATAGCACAAAGTCACCTTGTTAAAATCAATTTAGATAGACGTGCATTATCTGACACTAATTTAATGTTAGGTTCGTCAGTACAAGGCATGTATATTTCATTAAAACAGAAAGGCATAGAAATTGATCCTACTGATCCTTTTACTATTTTACCTCAAGAGATGCAACAAATATTATTACAAGCTAATAGCTATAATGATAAACAAGCAAGAGAACACGCAAAGAATTTATATAACGCTTTAGAGACAATAGCGAACAATCCAAATACAGGGCGTGGTGATGAAATGAAGTTAAGATTAAATGGTGACCCTTACGGAGTGATTGCTGAATTTAAAGATCCTACAGGTTTTGATGAATGGTTAAAAGCAAATCCTCAATCAAGTGAAATGACAAATTTGCTAACAAGCAAATTTAATGATGCTTATATTAAATATCAAAGAGGTGAATTAAAAGCAAAGCCAAAATTCTTTAAAGAAATTTTAGATCAAAAACTTACAGAAAATGGTTTAGCTCTAAAATCAGAAAAAGATACTAATGAACAATCTATACAACGTTCATTAGTAGTATCTACTTTAGAAAAGGCTTATCTATTAGCCGAACAAGATAGATTAAAAGCACCAAGTAAATATCAAGATCCTTTAACATATAGAATTGCGGTTGAACAACATTATTTTGAATTATCCTCAAAGAAAGATTTTAAGGAATACGGTAAAAAGTATAGTGATAAAATCAATAGTATGGTTGACAGTGTTTATAACACTTATACAGATAGCGGAAACATTGTTAATGATGAAGATAAAGCAAAAGGAGTAATTCGAAATTTTATCTTAAAAGATTTACAGAATAATCAAAATAATTTTAATACAGCTAGTTATTATTACAACGGTGTATTACCAAAACTTGACAGCCTTGTTGCCGATGATCCAAACGAGAAAGAACCTGTATTTACTAAAGAAGAGCAATTAAGAAAGAAAGCATTTGATGATGTAAGTAAATTCAAAGATAAAGAAGATTTGAATGATTATGAAAGTGCTTATCTCAAGTTAGCTAACAAGTTCTTAAAAGGTGAAATGACCAAAGAAGAGTATGAGAAAGAAAGAAACAAGATAAGTAAAAAAGATAACAATACAAAACTTTATCAAAACAGCACATTAAGAATGTACTAAATAAAAAAAATAAAAGCCTATTATTCACTTAGTTTTAAGTTTTGAATAATAGGTTTTTTTTATGCCACTATTAACTCCCGAAGAACAACAAGCTGTTAATCAATCATTAGATAAAAAGTTATCACAAACTTTAACACCCGATGAACAACAGGCGGTTGATCAATCTTTAGCTAAAAAGCTAGGCGGACAACCTATATCAGATGTTTTACCAACTTATCAATTAAAGCCTTTTAGAACAAAGGGCGATTTTTCTTTTTTCAAAAACGCTACTGATTTAATCAGTCAAGCAAATAAAATCATCACACCTTTAGACGAAAACGCCACTGAAGAGCAAAGATTAAAGCAGAAAGCAGACATTGACGCTAAGTTAAAAGCTACATCTTTAATTTCAGCCTATGAAACAATGGGTAGAGAACAAGCTGAAAAAGACGGTAAAGAATTTTTAGACATTAAAACTATAGCTGAAAGGTATGGTACAAGATACGAAAATTTAACACCCGAAATAGTACAGCAGATTTATTCACATCAAGCCATTAAATGGTGGAATGAAACACAAGATATGTTCGGTGCACCGTCACAGGAACTGTTGAACAATCAGAACTTTTGGAAAAATTGTGATACTAATTCATATCGTTACTTAGCAACAAAAAGAAATATAGATGACGGCTTAACAGGTTGGACAGGCGATTGGTTAAGAGCGGGACATCAAACAAGAGTAGACAGAGCAACTAATTTAAAACAGTTAAACTACACTATTGATAAGAAAAAAGCTAATGAAGATCGTGCGTTTGCTTATGACAGGTGGGGACTGTTTGATGCTTTTGACGTAAGAAAAGACGAACTAGGAAACGATTTTTATTTGTATTCTGATAATCAAAGTCAGAACGTAAAAGACGTTGCGTCTATTGTTTATAACATGTGGGAGCCTTTACGTAATCACCCTATCAAAGGTGCGGGAGCTTTGGTTGCGGGAATGTTAGCAGGCGTTGGTACAGGGCTTGCAAGCAAGAACCCTTGGCTAGCAAGTGCTGTATATAACAGTGTCTTTTCGGGTATTATTTACGGAACTGATACTTATGATCAAGCATTAGCAGAACAAGTAAATGACATTCAAGAAAAAGATCCTAACATCAAAACCGCTGATATTACTAATGATCCTAATATTAAGAGAACGGCTGTAACATCTGCTATTTTAGAAACAGGAGCTGATACAGTCCTGTTAGGTACAGGAAAAGTATTAAAGCCCGTTGCAAAAGTAGGCAGTCATGTTTTAACACAAGCACTAAGTAAAGTTCAAAAAGATATTGCAAAGATTGCTACACCTACTGTCGGCAAGATTGCAACAACCGAAGTGCAAAAACAAACAGCAAACGCTACAAAGAACGCTTTATCTGAGCGCGTTTGGAATGGTGTATTCAAGCCTTTGTTAAAAGACGTTCCTTTAAATACAGCTACTGAAAGTATCACAGAGGGTGCACAGGCTTATATTCAAAGAAAAGCAGAGGGTGAATTTTTAAACGAAGATCCTAATGTCATTGCAGAAGATGCTTGGAAGTTAGGTATCAATGCAACTAAACAAGCACTTGCACCTAGTGCAATTCTATCTATTGCCTTTATGACACCTAAGACAATTTCATCATTAACCCATATTGCAAGAAGTGAAAGAGCTTTAAACCGTGATGTAATGCACAATGCAGGAGTTGAGATTGCAAGCAATTCACCATTAGCAAAACAAAATAACAATGCTAATGCAAATTTAATTGATAGTAATAATTCTTATCAGTCACGCATTTACTTAGACAAAAACAAAGTTGAACAGGCTTTAGTTGGTACTCAAGATAACTACACTGTTGATGATTGTGGATCAGTATTCAAAGATAAATTTAAAAGAACAAAAGATGGTGAGCAGATTAGCTTAACTGACGGAGAATTTTCACAGTTACCACAACAGGTAAGAGACGCTTTCTATCCGATTGCTACAAACAAAGACGGTGAAGTTTCAGTAAAAGAAACAGCACAATATTTGTCTGATCAAAAGTTAGATGAAATTGCAAAAACTGTAAACACAGAACAGGCACAGTTAATTTCTGAATTAAAGAAACAACGTGAGATTGAAAAGAATATTAACGAACAGTTAGCTAAACAATCTAAGAATACAAACATTGAACAAAATAATGCTATTGCTCGTGTTGTATCTTCATTTGTATCTTCAATGGCTAAGGTTTTAGGTGTTGATAGCTTAGACTTATTCAGACAAAACAATTTAACTTATGTAAATAAATCAAGATTAAATTTAGGACAACAACAAACTATTGATGATAAGTCAGTGACAGGTGAATATAATTCTAAAACAAGAACTGTAAGTTTAAATGAACGTTCTGATTTTAATACTGTATTCCATGAAACAGGGCATTGGTTTATAAGCACTTTACTTGACTTAGCAAAGACAAATGAAAAGGCAAAAGGACTTGTACAGCCATTGCTTGATAGTATGGGTAAGAAAAAGAAAATAGAAAATCTTACAGAAAAAGAAATCAATGATTTAAACGAAATGTTTGTTGCAGGTTTTATCTATTCACTTGTTAACGGAAATATTGGCAAAGAAAATAATTCTGCATTTAAAGGTTTCAGAGCGTTCTTATCATCATTACAGAACACATCATTATTCAAGAACTTTGATAGAACAAAAGATAAAGCAGAACATCTCAAAGAGGGGTACAACAAAACTTATACTAACAATTTAACACCGCAAAGCATTGAGGGGTTAACAAAATTATTATCTGCATTGTTTCAGTCAGATGTTCAAACAGAAATTCAGAATACTGAATACGCTTTAGACGGTGTGATAAGTGATATTGACAAGTTAGGTTTGTCAGAGGAAGAGGCGGGAGCTGTTAAAGATGAACTGATTAAGATGATTGCTGAAGACAATCAGAACATCAAAGATATAAACGACAGTACAACTGTATCTGTTGCATTTGAGATGATGATAGGCTCTAAAAACTTTGACAAGTTTATCGGTTCTCTAAGGGATAAATTAAAAACTGTTGATAAACATCAAGCAGAGTATCAAAAGTTCATTGAAAAGTTAGAGACAGCTCACAAAAAATATGATGATATAAAAAAGCAACAACGAAAAGAATTAAAGAATACAGAGCTTTATCAGCACATCGAAAGTGTAAAAGAACAGGGGTTAAATAAAGCTGAAGTTGAGGGGTTAATTTCTGATGAAGAGGTTAAAAAAGAATTAGAACGTAAAGGTTTAATTAAAGAAGACGGTGAAGTTTATCCTAAGTTAATCTTACAAGATATAAAAAATATCCCTATGGATATTTTAAATAGAATGTCTGAAATGCAAAAAGACAAAGCAGTCACAAAAGAGGTTGCTTATTGCATGGCATTAGCTGAGATACCAACTATTGATGAAAAGGCAATGGCAAACGCAAAGCAGATTGTAAGACAGAAATTTATTGACAAGCACATTTCAGATAATACAAAGATTGTAAGCACTGTAGCAAAGGCTCACGAACGTATCGGTAGAGTTATTCTAAATGCTTTAAAGAAAGCATTAAAAATAAGTAAAGATAGTAAAACAATTTTAGCAATCAAGACTACAGCTGTTACTGAAGTTAACAATTCAACTCTATCAGAAGTAAGTGAACAACGTGCTTTATCTAATGCTAAAAGGGCAAGTAATAGACGTTCTGAATGTTTGGCAAAGGGCGATAAAACAGGTGCACTTAATGCAACTCAAGATGAAATATATCAGAACACAAAGGCTAGTTACATTGCAGAGCAGAAAGCGTACATAGTAAAGACGGCTAAACAGCTTGCAGATTTTGTACGTAAGTCAAAAAAGAATTTACAAAAGGCTTATGACACAGAACTTGTTAAAATTATTGAGGCTGTTTTAATTGCAACTGATGTAATAAAAAGAAAATCTATTATTGATTTAGATCAATTAGCTAGTGATATTAAAGCCAGTGATCCTACCAAAGGACAGCTAGTTGATCAGCTAATCAAAGAAATTAAAGATAACACAAATCTTTATACATCATATAAGAATATGAGTATTAAAGATATTGTACATCTGTTGCAGACATTAGAAGATATTAAGAAAACAGCACACGATACAAGATTGATAACTCTTAATGGCAAGAGAATATTAAAAGAGAATGTGGTTAATGAGGCATTAGACACTATCAAAGATATGAAAGATCATGATCCTAAGTTAGCAGGTTATGACGAAAAGAATGGTGTTGTTGGTACTACAAAAAGAAAACTTAACAAATTGGAGAAAGCACAAGATGCTTTGAGTTCATTCAGTGCCTTAACTAAAATCGTTGAAACTGAATTTCAGAAACTTGACGGAAAGATTTTTGGCGGTGTATTTCATGGCTTGTATCAAAGAATAAAAGACAGTGAGACAGCTTTTAAGAAAACTCGTTATAAAGCATACAAGCGTATTCAAACAGCATTTCATAAAATCAAAATTGAAAGTGCTCCTATAGTTTGTCGCAAGTTCAATCGTACTTTAACAGAAGATGAATTAGCTAATGGTGTTGAGTGTGATGTTGAGAATGGAGAGTATGATTTTAGAAGTGAGGGCGAAAACACAAAAGGCTTTTCAATGACTTTAGGTGCAAAGGGTAGTAGATATGAGGGTATGACTACACTTGATATTTTAGCTATCATGTTGCACATGGGTACTAACTACGACTTATTCTTAGATAACAACATTGCAGATTGTGAACAGATAACTATCAGAGTAAGACGTGAGGGTGAGAATTTACATAAATCAAACGCAGAAATTGAAAAAGATATTTATAGAGCACAGCATGAATACAAAGATAAGATGTTCAAGAATTGGTTTAATGATATGGTTAACAAAGGACACATCACAAAAGAAATGTTCGATTACTGTATCACCATGTGGGACACTTATAAATCTTTAGAGCCTAGTCTGCAAAAGGCTAGTATGGATATTAGAGGTTATCGTTTCCAAAAAGCTGAGGGGCGTACAATTATCAATCCATTCACAGGTCAAGAAGTTGAGGCGGGATATGTGCCTGCTTTGGTCAACAAAGATTTAAAAGAATTACCCGAAGATAATGAGCTTAACTTTGAAAAGTTGGTTAGTGAAGTAGAACAGGAAAGCAATATTGACACACCAACATTCTTAATTGACCGCTCAAAAAATAGAAAGAGAATACCACTTGATTTAGATTTCGACAAAATGGTTGGCACTATGTCTAATGTAATTAGATATGCAACCGTAATGCCTGCTGTTTATGATGTGTTAACAATCTTAAATGATCCAAAATTAAAAAAAGAACTTGATAGCAAATCACCTTACCTGTTAGATAAAGTGGTCAAGCCTTGGTTACATTCTATTGCGACAATGAAAACAAGTAATACAAGTAATAAGTTTATGAAAGTATTATCAAAATTAAATCAGCAACTTGGTGTTGCAATGTTAACTATGTCACTCAAGAATACCATTCAGCAGGTATCAAATATTCCTACAGTAATTATGGATGTTGGTGTCATAAATTTTGCTGAGGGCTTTTTGCGTTACGCTTTAAATCCACTTAAGACAAGAGAAAGAATGTTTGCTGAAAGTGAATTTATGACTGTAAGAATGAATGAATGTTATGACGGTATCAATGAAATTTTTACAGAGTTTGAGGTTAAATCAAATCAATTAGAGGGTACAAAGAAATATGAAAAATTTATTTCTAATACAATAAAAGTTTCAAATAAAAATGCTTTGATTTTACAAAAAACATTTCAGAATGTACTTGATCCTATTGCTTATGAGGCAGGTAAAGCAAAGGCTAGACGCATGGGTTTGAATGAAAAAGAACAGATTAAGTATGCTGAAATGGAAGTAAGACAAACTTTTGGCTCATTCGATTTATCAGATGTACCACTGCTTAATCGTGGTAACCCTATGATGAAAGTATTTGCTATGTTTGGTACATACTTTTATCAGATGTGGAGATTAGCTCAAAGCAGAATGTCTGTTGCATGGAGAGATAAAAATAGAGGCTATATAGCAAAACTTTATTTAACAGTTGAAGCTTATCTTTTTGCAATGGTCTTGCCTAGTGTTATAGCTGAATTTATTGATAAGTTATTTACAGGCGATGATAGTGACGATGATAATACACAGTGGTATGAAAATCGTTATATATGGTCAGTCGGTAAAATGCAATTAAGTGCTACTCCATTTGTTGGCAAGTTTGCAGAAACTCTTATTGAAAAATACGGTTTTAAAAAGAGTTATGCTAATCGTTTTCCTATTCCCGTATATGACACATTAGTAAATGCAGGTGCTACTGTACAAAAGATGTATACAGGTATCAATCAATACGGCTTAGGTAATGCGGGATTTTTACGTGACATCAAACCTAGTGAGTTTAAAACACTATCAAATACAGCGTCTATGCTTACAGGTATTCAGTTGCTTTCAATGGCAGGGCGTGTAGGTTCAATTTTATATAGTGCAAATAAAGGTGATATGTCTTATAAAAAGGCTTTCTTATTAGAGCCACAGAAAACAAAGAAATAAAATTTTAAAATGTTTAAATGCCTTTATATGTAATAAGTATAAGGGCATTTTTTATGACGGTTCTAAAAGAAAGTGCACTGAATTTAAGTCAAGTAAATAGACAAAGTAATTCACCAACTGACGCAAGATTTAATGAAGTAACGGCAAATCGTTTTGTTGGTAATGTTGTCGGTAATGCAACTACAGCAACTCAACTACAGAATAACTTTAGCGTCACCTTTAGAGGTGATGTAACAGGACAGTTTGAAAGTAAGGGTGTAGGCGGTCATGTTGTTGATATTAAAGTTAATGAGGCGGAGCACTCTAAATCTGCTGACTTTACAGCACAAGCACAATTTGCAGAACACACTACATTAGCTGACTTAGCTAACCTTGCAACTCATGCACTGACAGCTGACAAATCGGGTAATGCAACAGAGGCTAGTCATTCTGCAAAATCATCATTAGCTGATAACTCTCTTCATGCAGACAAAGCAAGTGTTGCAGACATAGCTCATAATCTTTCATGGGATATGATAACTACTTGTACAGAATATCCTTTAACAATAGCAAAAGGTGTTTTGTATATCAGAGTTCGTGATGAAAACGGACAGGGTGAATGGGAGATTATCGGGTTCAAGTACATGGATAAGAACGATCTTATTCACGAAACAGATTTAACTTTATATCGTATTCGTTTTACTAATCGTGCGCTAACCGAAGATTTTTTGGAACATCGTAGAATATGGGCAACACCAAGCCCCGAAAGAACATTCTCAAATATCAAAGGTGAAATAGAACAAATTAACGTAGCAGAGAATGATACAAAAATTGAACAGTTAGACAAGGGGGAGGCAAAGCTCTTTAAACAAGAAGATTTGCTTTAACATTAGGAGTAAAAAAAATATGGCAGTAACAATAGAGGATGGTTCTTTTGTAGGTAAAGATGCCGAGGGTAATGTCGTTCGTGTACGTGGATTTACAGACAATGATATTAACAAAATCAAAGGTGCACTATCTGATATAAAACAAATTAAAACTGATTTAAAAAGTATCAATGTAGGTCAGAAAGAATTAGCCTACAAGGATTATACAGCTGTTGCAAATCAAGCTGATATGCCAACAGGTGTTTACTTCCTTGTACCTATGACAGCTGATAATACCTTTGTAGCTTTTGATAAAGTTACAGGTAAGCCAACAGATACTACAAAGAAAGTTGATCACTTTGTAATCATGTACAAATCAACAGGTGCAGACGGTAAGGTTAGTAATTTAGGTACACAAAATACTCACACAAACATTGACGGATTAGCACAGCTAGGTGGTGATAATTCTTTTACAGGTTCTAATACATTCACCAAACCTTTAACCGTTGCCACTCCAACAGGCACAAGTCATGCAACAACAAAGGGTTATGTTGACGAATTAGTCAACACTAAAGACGGTAACTATGTGCACAAAGCAGGTAATGAAGATGTAAGCGGAGTAAAGAACTTTACATCAAGCCCTTTAGTTCCAATTACTGAATTAAATTCGCTTGCTGATAATCAAGTGCCAAGCACAAAAGCTGTCAAGTCTATAGTATCTAGCTTTATTAAATACTCAGAGACAAAGCCTAGTGCAGAGAGTGTTGAAGAGAATAGCCTTGTTATGTACCCTGCTGAGGATAATATCTAATGAAAATGCAAATGATACCCCCTATTCTAAATGACACAGGGGATTGTTGTTGTCAAAATTGCCCGCAGTGTAATAATTGCGGTTGTGTGCCCGGCGGTGACGGCTGTATTTGCCAAGGTGATAAGAGCGGAAACAGTATCGAGAGTGCAATCACTTGCGATCTAATTTGGAAAGAGAGACAACTAAACGGAAAGTATAAATATTATAAAGTTGTTAGCGGAAGCTCACAGCAAAATATGCCTGTTGTATTGCCAACGGCAAGCCTTACTAAGCGAGGTGTAGTACAACTCACAAATGAGTTGTCTGATCGTGAAGATATTGCACTTACTCCAAAAGGTGCAAAGGATTTTAAAACACAGTTAGATAAAGAAACAGCTGACCGCATCAATGCTGATAATAATTTCCAAAGTCAACTTGACAAAGAAAAAAAAGATAGGGCAAATGCTGATACTGATTTATTAAACAAGATAAATCAAGAAAAAGATAATAGAGCAAATGCTGATACTGATTTATTAAACAAGATAAATCAAGAAAAAGATAATAGAGCAAATGCTGATACTGATTTATTAAACAAGATAAATCAAGAAAAAGACGATAGAGCAAAAGCAGATACGAGTTTATCTGAATGTATTAATCAAGAGATTAATAACAGAAAGACCGCTGATAATGATTTATCTAATCGCATTACAAGTGCAGTAAGTAAAGCAAACAATTCTGTTACAAGTGTTACATCGAATGGTGATGCAACTGTAACTGTAACTAAAGCTGACGGCACATCTAAGAGCTTTACTATTAACAATGTTGCTCATGCAACTAATGCTGATACCGCAACTAAAGCAACTAATGCAGACCATGCAACAGTCGCTGACAGATTAGCAAGTGGTTCGGAGCTTGACACTAGCGCCTTAATGGGTTTGCCTAATTGGAGTAAATACAAAGTTGCTACAATACTAGACAAGGTATCTCAAAGTTCTACACTTTATACAAACAAATATACTTGCGATTGTAATTGCTTAATAGAATTAAATGCGACTACTACACTTGCACCCGAAATAAAATATAAAAGTGTATTAAAAATAAATGATACAACAATAAAAACTTGGGATCTTTCAACCGAAGGTGGAACAGGAGAGAATAAATCTTATTACTCTAATAGAACACTTTTATTAAAAAAAGGAGATGTTATTAGCATTAACATAGACAAAAGCTATAACGGCGGTCAAACATCAATTACGTTAAACATCTTGCCGTTAGAATAAATAAAAGCCCTTATTACAAGGGCTTATTTTTTTTAGTCTATAATCTTAATTTGAACATCACGAATTGCAACTACACCATTGTAATTAACTATGACATTACTTGGACTAGGGGGATTTTCATTTGAGCCTGTATAGGTGTAAACTGATTTATTTCTCATTGTTACAGTGACACTAGATTTGTCATCGTTTAATACACATCCTCTACTTTTGTATTCTGTTAAACCACCAACATCATCGCTAACATAAATTAAATCGCTAGCACCGCCAAAAGTTTTATTTAATGGGCATTTTAAGTGAATAACATAATCATAAGTCCATTTGTATTGGGAGGTAGAACCGCCTGTAAGCTGTTCTTTGTGTGCTAATTCATAATTAACACTAGCTAATCCTTGATATGAAATGTTGTATTTCTTATAGATTAAGGCGCTAGTGTCAAGCTCCGAACCACTGCATAACAATCACTTTCTTTTATTTTTTTTTATTTTCTCTGCAATCAAATGTGACCGTTTTATTTTATGATAAAATATAAATACTAATTTATAGTACAGGATAAACTCTATGTATGTATTTTATGATAAAGAAACAAAAGCTGTAACACAGTACGCAGTGGGTTCAGATGCAAAGTATTTCAAAAGCCTAGGTATGACTGATGAAGAGGTCGAACAAGATTACTTGGGTAGATTTTGGCTTAAAGGTTATGCACCTAGCAAGCCACAAGAAGAGATTGATTTAGAGAATACGCAAACAAAGTTAAATGAATTAAATCAACAGCTATCAGAGTTAAAAGAAAACTATGTATCTGCAATTCTAAGTGGTAATGATGATGTTGCATTACAGATAAAAGAACAGTATCAAACATTACTTAATGGAGAATAATTATGATTAAATTGTTACAAGGATTATGCCCACACTGCTATAAACCTTTAGATAAACAAGGTAACTGTTCAAAAACTTGTGCAGTGGGGGCACTTGAAATTGAACTTAAAAAGAAAAGATTGCAAGCTGAAATTAACAAACAGAAAGAACAAGATAAAACTACTGAAAACGAGGGGCAATAATGGCTAAAGGAACAGGAACTTATGATGATCCTATAATTGTTGACGGCATATTTTCCAAAACAATTAATGGTGTTAAAAAATTTTTTAAGTTAAATACTGGTTCAAAACAATCAAGTAAACCTAGTATAGATACAGATGCTTTTGTCAAATATAAAGACAGTAATTTGCAAAGTTATCATAATGTTCATTATGTTGATTTATCTCAAGATGCTAATGCAGTTATTTCTACAAATTGGTATAAGTCCTCTTTAACTTTAATGACTAATAGCATTAACGACTTACAAGGCGATCGTAGAGACCTTGGAACTTCTTTAACTTTGTATGGTTATGGGCATAACTATTATCCTGCTTGTTGTCGTATAACAGCTAATAATCCGAATACAAAAGACAGCTCTACACTTGAAGTAAATTCAACTCAATTATTATGGAACAAAAAATTCCTAGTAACATCGGTAAATGGTATAGATGCTGACGATAAAGGAAACGTTAAGTTAAAAGTTGTTTCTGAAACTTCTTCTGGGGTTATTGAGTTGCCAACAAATCCTATGGTTATAAGAATGTCTAGGACTGATAGCAATCTCATGTTATCTTCTTCAAAAGATGGTAAGGGTGGTTCTTTACAATTAAATAGTGTAGGTCAAAGAACAGACTCTGGTTTAGTAAAAATAATAGCATATGAAGACAGCACACATTGGGCAGAGTTTGGTTTTTATGGAAGTGGTGACTTTGGGTATAGCACTTATACTATAAATAGTACAGGAGGACAAACTCTTGTAGCCACAGCATCTTATGCAACATCGGTAAATGGTAAAACTCCAACACATGGAAAGATAGAAGTTGCCCCCGAAGTTGACTATTCAAAAGCAGACGAACCAACAGATCGTGAATACACAATTAGCAAAGCAGGCTTGTTGTACATAGTTTTTTCAAGTCAAAATGAAAACGCAACCGTGTCTTTAAAAGTAAACAATATAGAAGTTTATTCTTTTAAACCTGCAACAGCAAATCTAACCAACGTAAAAACATTGTGTGGTATAGTTAAAAAAGGTGATGTTGTATCAATCACATCTTCAAATGCAACTACGGCAAAATGGTACACTTGTGATTTTATTACGGCTTAGTTAAGTACAATAAATATTTGATAAATATTGTTGTATTTAGACCGTAAGATGTTCTAAGAAAAATGTTACTCTTATAATATATTAAACAACAAGGAGTAACATTTATGCTTGATGTAGACACGCCTGCTAGCATTTCAGTATTTGAATTTCATTCAGTCCCTATCCGTTGTCATGTACATTCCGAAACAAAACAATTATGGCTAGTTGGTACGGATGTATGTAAAGCATTACAGATAACTAATCCTAGTTACGTATCTAAAAAGTTTGATAAATCAAATATTAAACATCATATCTTAATCAACAATCAAGGTAGACAAAGTGTTACATGGTATTCTCCATTAGTTGTATATGAGTTATGTATTCATTCCAAAACAACTAAAGGACATGAGTTTTTAGAATGGTACAACAAGTTACAATCTGAATATATTACAGTTCCTAAAACATTTATTTCTGATCTTTTAAACACACTTAACAAACTAAAATTCATTCTTAATAAATAATCTCAACTTTACATCTCATTTATAGCTTACTTATATCGCCGTTATATCTACTCTTAAATAGCAATCAAAGAATTGCGTTTATTTTTATTAACATAGGAGTAAATCATTATGGGTGATTATGCAAGCAAAGGCGTGGCAGGCAGTGGTCTAGGTTTAGGCATTGCAGGAACAGCATTAGCTTTATTAAACGGCAACGGTTTAGGTGGTCTGTTTGGTAATAACTGTGCTTTAAATACTATGGCAAGTTCTGCAACTGTAGCTTCATTAGCTGAGAAAGATGCAGAGATTGGTCAGCTAAAAGCTGAAAAATATACAAACGATCAAGTTGCAAAAACTTACATTGCACTACATTCAGAGCTAGGCAAGGTAAGTGACAGAGTAAATGATTTAGCTTTAGGTACTGAAAAACGTTTTGGTGCCGTTGATTGTCAGTTAGGAGTAATGGCTACTGCTACTAACAATGCTATTCAGTCTCTGCAAAATACAGTTAATGGCATCACAAAGACTGTAATTCCTCTCAACGCAATTTGCCCACAAGCTATGCCACGTTGGAACAGTTGGACAGCACCAACAAATACAGCTCCTGAAAATCAGCCTGTAACCGTAACAAATTCTAAGTAAATGCTTTAGTTTATTTAGTTTTTGTGAATAAAAAAAAGCGGTGATTAAGTATTTAATACCTAGTCACCGCTAATCAAGGTGCATTTATTATGAATATAAAACTATCTGACATTGAGCGCGGTATCACATCTTTTATTGATAATGATCTAATGCTCAAAGGTAACCCCATACAACAAGGACTACTGACTTTTGTCATGTTACAAAGTAAAGGTAAGTTCACAAAGATGTTGTCAAGCCTTAGTTTCTTTGCCGATGAAAACGGAGAATTTGACGCTGACACCTTACATCAGAACTTACAACAAGCACTAACAAAAATGGGCGGAAAATACACAATCCCTTTAATCAATTACACTTTTGATAGTGACGATTTAAACAAAATATTTACTTATATTACAGGAGCATAGTATGAAAACTATATCTGAATACAACTCACACGATTTAAAGTCATGTTTAGAACATGCAGAACAAATCGCAATGTGTGCTATTAGTTCAATACACAATGACATTAACGATCATGAAGATGTTTCTTATGAAGATTTACATTGTATTAAAAAGGCAATCCAAATCTTAAACATGACAAAAGAATTAAAGAAAACATCTTTGTTATAACCTTTAATGCCATTGTATACTAGCCTTAGTTTATTAAGACTAAGGCTGTAAAAGTGCTAATTTTTAATATGCAAATATATATATCATAATCATCATTACGATATAACCAACAAAACAGCCTGCATTGTTATAAACAATTCCATGATCTTCACCTTTAATATCTGTTACGTACATTAACCAACCAACCCATATAAAAAACCAAACACTGGCACACATAAAACCAAATAAATAAGGATGCATTTTTCATACTCCCATAACAGGCATGATTAAAGTAACCATGCCTTTAGTTTATTTAACTCATAAAATAATCAACAGCAGAATTATAATCACGCTGTTCAACATATTTAATCACATAAGTTTTATTATTTTTTAATATGCTTTTAATTAAGTCTAGTACACATTGTTGACTATAATATTCACCTTTATTGTGAATTTTACAAAGCTCACAAAAATCAAAGATGTCTAATGTATAATTAAGATCTTCACAAAAATATCTTATGTATGTTTGATAATCTGTATAACCATAAATTTTTCTTAGTTTATTTATGATTGATGTCATGTTATTCATTTTGTTTACCTTTTTAATCTTCAAATAGTTTTATTATATTTCCTTATAACTTTTATCCAATTACCGCTTAATTTCTTTCTTCCTGCAGCAGAAACACACCAATCGCCTTTGACCTCTCCGATCATTGTTTCATAATCAACGATCTTAGGATGTTTTTTTGTTCCTCCCCATATAGGGTACTGAATTACTATCATTTCTTTCTGCTTTGGAGTTTCAGTCTTTTTGTCAATGATTACCAAATCACCTGTTAAAAAGCGTTTGATGTTTTCATCATCAATGCTATAAAATGACGTTTCATTGTACATTTTTGATGTATGGTGCCAACTGCTTTCAAATAAAAAGTATTTTTTTAATTGCTTAACAGTTAATTTTCTAAATTTAGAAATGTCTGCTTTATTCTCTAACACATCTTCAATACCATTAATTAAATCAGTTTTTAGCCATTTTGACAGAGGCATTTCACCACATCTGTAGGCATCAACCGCATTATTTGACATTGAATAACCAAAATATCCACTCATTTATGCACCTCTTTAATTTTGTTTTAGTTTAATAAGGTGTTGTATTTAACACCTTATATATAACATTATTGCAATAATTATTTTTTAAAAAAGTTGAATAATGTATCGTAAAATTTTGCCCATTTGTCTATGAATTGCTCGTCAAAAGGTGATTTATTTGTTTTAGTTTTTGTTAACACAATTTTGTTAGCTTTCCATACTTTATTGAAAGTTAAAAAATCATCAGATTGATTTTGTTTAATTAGTTGTGCTTTTAAATACAATCCTTTTTCGATGTAATCCATTTCACAAAACTTTTTAAAAGTTATCTTTGGATAGTTTTCAACATCAAAAAATCTACATCTTTCAATGCAGGCACAAACTGAAATATTCATTTTGTTTAATCCTCTTTAATTTAAGTTATAAAAGTGTTTAATATAAGGCTCTATGCTTTTGTTTCATAAAGCCTTAAGGTTAAAAACTCTTATTTAATGATTATCAAATCCGCTGCAATATCTTTCATTGCTTGCATTAGTTTGATATAAGTTTTGTCTATATCTTTATCTTTTATTACAATGTCTTCGTATAACTGTATAATTGCTGTTTTTAGGCATTGTTTACCCTGTTCGCAATCGTCTTTTTTATCCGTTGATGTTTCAAAACAAAGTTTAGTCTGTATAGGCTCATTTTGTACATGCTCACACTCTAATTCAATTAAGTTAGATAAGTTAGAATTTGCTTTAGTTTCATTATGTACGATTGATACAGGCTCTAAATTGTTCGCAAAAAAATTGAATAAATCAGTGTTAGGACTATCAGAATTTAAAAATTTATTTCCGTCATCATCAGTCCACAATTCAAATTGTTCAATGTTAAAAACAGGGGCTAACCAATGACCGAAAAATTTTTTCTCAGTCTTTGGAGTGTCCATATTGTCCATGACAATATTTCCGTTTTTATCTTTGATAAGTTCATCTTTTACACCGCCTGCAAAAATTTTACAGCCATGTGATCCACGTTTTACTCTTAAGCCTAATGATTGAGCCTGCTTAAAACTTAAAAAGATTGTGTATTTAAAATTATTCTCTTTACAGAATTGTTCAAGGCGTGTGCGATTACGCCCGTTGTAGTCTTTATTTGTTGCAAGGTTATAAACTCTGCTATTCTCAAAGTGAAATTCAAAAGTTGAAACATCAAAAACATGATCGTTAGTATTGATTACATTAGTATTCATTTTATGCACCTTTAATTTAAGTTATTTAAGTTATATCAAGTTATATTTAACTTTCTATATTTACATTATATAACTAATTTACATTATTGCAATATATATTTATATAATTTAATACGAAATAATAAAAATGTGACATTTATCACACACAGTATTGATGTTATTTACATGATTTTCTTTATAAATCAAAGAATAAAAAATATTTTTTAAACTATATGTTTTTTCTTGACATGATTTTTAAAGAGTATGTAAAATCGTGACGTCTATCGGGCACACGCGCACACCTTATACATATACATATAAAGAAACATATCAACAAACAAATCACAACGCATCATCTATATACACATTGAATATGCTTACAATTCAATCGGTACACATCGCAAGCAGGTAAATAAACAAAAGTAAATGAATAAAGATAAAAAGGTGTGAGTAAAAAGATAAAAGGATAAGGGGAAAAGATAAGGATAAAAGATAAAATGAAAAGGTAATACTAACCGCACAAACAAATTCAATTCTGTAAAATATCAATCATTAGACAAACAGTAAATCACATCAATCAATCAAAGTTAAATCTGATACAGTTACAATATTCATTGCCTATGTACAGAAACACATAACCGCATGAGCGCGCTTAACTGAATATCGTACAGATGTTAAATTGTTACTTTCGTAAACAATCTCACTTTGTTATTACCTTTCATATTAGAGTAATCAAAATAAATGCGTTGTAATTTTAGTAGTATCGTTGATGTGTGAATAAAAAGACAAGGGGTAGGGTATTCAATACCCCCATGTCCCCATCGCCACGCTCGCTCGCTCTATATTACCTCTCACAAATTTTTTTTATTTTTTCAAATTCATCTTGCCTTTACAGTTATTTATATTTATATATCCTTTGCGAAGTGCACTGATTATTCTTTTGGTTGTCTATGACGTGGTAATGGGTTGAAAATTAAATAAAACTATGATGTAATATTCTTGTAACACATCTTTTATTCATTTTTGTGTTACCTCTTTAATTTTAAGTTATTAGCCTGCTCTTGGTGATGTACAAACTAAGAGCAGGCTTTTTTTTTATGCTTTTATATTTGCAATTTAGATTTGTTATATATATACTTGTATATGTGGTTATATTTTGAAATATAAAAAAGAGAAATATAGCTACGGGTAATTTGTGAAAGAGAAGTTGCCCTTTAGTAGTTTTTGGTCGTGCTTAGGTTATTAAAGGGCTTTTTTAAAATGGATCGCTTAAACTTAGTTCTTATCTGTGCTTTAAGTCTTGCTGTTGTTACCTGTTCTGTTTATAAGAATAAGTACGACAACTTGGTTAATGAATTAAAGCAGAATGAACTGCAGAGCACTATCATCAAAGAGCAGAAAGAAAAACAATATGCAAATATCTTACTCAATAATGTTGAGACCTTACAAAGCAATGTTAATGACATTGACACGCATTTCAATTCTGTTGTTAATCGTCTTGATAGTAGCAATGTTAACGGGCTGTACAACTTTAAAAACAGTAAACAAAACTCCGCAATTACCGCCATTACCGACAATGTATCAGAAGTTGCAGATAAACAGCTTAGAAAATGCAGAGCAGACTATAAAGCAATTAGAACAGAATATTTGATAATGGCAAAAGACAGAGACATTGTAATAGCTCATTACAATTCTTTGATTGATTGGTACGAAAATTTAAGAGCAATAAATAATAAATAAGAATGTGGTGTAACGGTTAGCACAACAAACTTTGACTTTGTTAGTATAGGTTCAATTCCTATCGTTCTTGCCATTTAATACTTATGAACATTCTATAATCTTCTTGTTACCTTTTCTGTGATTATAGTGTGTTCATAAGTGTGAAATGGGGTTTAGGTTAATTTGATATATACGCTTTTGAAATGGTTTCATTTCACACTAAAAATTGCAAAGTGTATTAGTGGCTATATCTTACTCTTTGCCGTTTCTCTCACTTCTAACGTAAAAAGAGTGTACAGAATGGGGTGTTGGTAGAGTGGCTGAATACACCTGCCTACTAAGCAGGCAATCTTTTTATAAAGGTTCATAGGTTCAAATCCTATACACCCCGCCATTAGCGCAATTTTTTTCGCTATTTTGACAGTAAAATAAAATAGCGGTGTTTTGGCTGATTTAACACTGAAACGAAATCAGCAAGCGGAGTGTTGACTGACACGCAAGTGATCTAAAGGTTCAAATCCTTTACACTCCGTCATTGGCACAATAGCTTAAATGGTTAAAGCACACAACTCATAATTGTGAGTATATGGGTTCAAATCCCCTTTGTGTCACCATGGATAAGTGGCAGAGTTGGTAAATGCGCTAGTCTTGAAAATTAGTTGTCTAGTAATAGGCTTGTAGGTTCAAATCCTACCTTATCCGCCATTTTTGCGATCTGATACTGTGTCGCCATAAAAACAACAGTATTGTTGCACACAAGAGTGTAGCTCATGCACCTAGTGCAACGTCTTGTATCAGACAGGGTACCGTTCTAAAATTTTGAACGAAATCAGAACTAATGAGCAGTTACATCAATATGGTCTATTTAACCCCTTTTCCCTGCTTAGGGGTTAAGGGGTATTTTTTTTATGTTTGGCTTTTGTGTTTGTAGCTTAATGGCAGTTATTATGCTGTTAATAGGTCACTTATTAGCTGAATTATATTGGAGTTATTATGGCTGATACTGTTTTTAATCCAAAGCATTACATTCAAGGATCACATGAATGTATTGACGAAATCAGGGCTATGCTTAGTCCTGAAGAGTTCAAGGGCTTTTTAAAAGGTAATATAATCAAATACAGATACCGTGCTAATTTAAAGAATGGCAAGGAAGATTTAGCAAAGGCTGATAATTACGCTTACTACTTAATGCACGGCTGTTTTAAAAAGACAGATAGCAACGATAGCAATAATCCTGCTGATACTCACAATGATGTTTCTAAACGTCTTATAGATGATGATGCTATTGCTCCTTTCTTAGCATCAAGTTCTTTTAAATCATCTAATCCTTTCAGAAGTCCCGAAGATAAAGAGTTTGTTTCTTTTTTAAAAACAAATGGCTTTAACATAAAAGAATTAAATAAACTAATTGAAAATTTAGACAAACATTCAATTAAATGGATAGACAATTACAAAGGTGAAAAGATTGTAAACGATAAAGATTATCTATCCTTTAATCTATTTAACAATTTATGTAAGTTTGCTCCTATCGCAAATGTTGTCTATGTCATGTACAAATCCCATGATTTAAACAAAGATACACCTGTAACTTTTAAGATCATCAATAACCATGTTGATAAAACACGTTACGAGATAAAGTTTTTAGACGGTGACGTAAATCAGCATATCTTTACTTTTAAAGACGGTACAAAATTATCTGTTAAAGTTGATAGAGGCATTACCAGTGATACCGTTTTATCTTCAAGGTGTGTTACACGTTGGTACGAAGTTAAAATTGAAGAACGTTAATTAAATAAAAAGCGTGTATCTTTTTAGTCTCTTTTAAGATACACACTTTTATTTTATTTAATATTTAAACTATCTAATTCTATACAGTCAGTAACAAACTGATTAACGTTAACTAATAAACTCTGTAGCTGTTCTACCTCTTTGTTCCATTGTTCCTTGTTAGCTTTAATCTTTTTCTTAAGATTTAAGAACTCAAACACTAATGAATTTTTATCAATACCAAACTTAAATTTATTATCATCAGATTTAAAATCTTTTGTTACGCTTAAATTAAGGTTGCCTTTATAATCCTTTAATTTGTTTTCGTATTCCTGTTTTATTTGTTTTTGACCTATAGCTATTCCAACTTCATAACCTGCATTAAATTCATTTTTATTAGAATAACTACCATTCTTTCTGATACTTGGTAATACTTCGTTACATATCCATTGTCTAAACTCATGGGCAACTTTAGCACGTGAACGCATGATTACATAATACAGTTGTGGCTCAGTAATAAAGGTTGTGTTTTGTACATGCCTGTTTCTGTCCATAACAGGGAGTATCTTTAAGTTACACCCTAAAAACTCTTCTTTTATCTGCTTTGCAACTGTTCTTGAATTTTGTAATTGTAAATTTTTACATACATCTGACAAACAGAATAAGTATTCATTCTGATCATTAAGTACACGTACATTTGAATTATGAAAATGATATGCGATTAAAGAATTAGACATAGTGAATGTCTCCTATTGATTTACTTCTTAAATGCCTTTTGGGCGGTGAGTGCTAAGAAACTCGTCAATAGTCGAGCGGTGTTTATTCAAACTATTCACACCACACTCACCATACAGCAGATACACGAAGTCTAATGACTGTGTATTAAAAGAGGTGAGATGACGCTTGTCGCAACATCTGCGCTATTGATTGTCGTGTTTCTTAGGCACGGTAGTAATTACTACTACTTGCAGTATAGCGCAGATTTAATGCTTGTCAAGTTAACAATCAGCTTTTGTATCTATATTTTCATCTTTATTCTTTTTCATATTATCATCAAGGAACTTTTTTAGTTTTTGTGAAGATAATGAATTACCGATGATATAGCCTTTCTTATCTTCAAGTACAACTATACCCATGAGATTATAATTATCCTTATCTAAATAAGGTATACAGTTAAAACCTTTTAAAGTTAAAAAATCATGTAATGTATTGATAAATTCAGCAACATATTTGACTTCAATTTTCTTATTCATTTTTATATTCCTCTTTAATTTTTAATTAACTATGATTTTGTTTAAATACTGTTCATTTTTAACCTCTATAGGCTTTGTATCTATTTCAGAAAATTGAAAGTATTTACGCTCTCCGCATACTTCAATAAAAAAAGTATTATTATCATTTATAACTGTCTTAATAGTTACTAGCCCCATTCCTCCTATACCTTTATAAGCAAATAGCTTATAACTAACTTTAGTATCACTACTATCTCTCATCTTCTTTTACCTCTTTTGTTTCAAAAAAATCCATGTTTTCAAGTGCCTTCTGTATTTCATCTTTCATTTTTTTGTTGTTCTTCTGGGCAAACTACACACTCCATTCTGTTATTTATTCTAGCGATAAAATCGCTAATTGTATTAAGAATAGACCAAACTTCTTTACGTTCATTATCAGTCATTTTCCACCTCTACTCCAAAAGGAATAATTTTATCGTCATCAGTTACTATGTCATAGTTCTCAAACAAATCTCTTAAAGATTGACCGTTTATTGAAAGTAGTTCATGGTTCTCATCGTACTCTAAATGTGTAATCAACACCTTTTCATAGTGACCGTTATATTTACGTCTAACCGTAAAACTTTCCCCTACACCCGTTATGTTTAAATAATCAGGTACTAAATTATAAACAACTTTTGTAAATTCTTTCATTGACTCAAAAGGGCGATACTTCTTTTCTTTTTTAACTGCATCTAATGGCAAGAAAAAAGCGCAATTATTAGTTCCAGCAAAAGCACCTGTATCTGCAAAATGCAGTGCATATCCGAAACAAAAACAACCATTGTCGCTTATCTTGTACAACTCATGTAAGCGGTCTTTTTCTCCATGGCTGTATCTTTTAATTTCGTCATCAATTTCTGATAAAGAATTTCCAAAAAAGCCTGTAACTGACAATGTTCTAACATCATGTCTATTTGCCCATGACTTAACATCTTTAATATCAAATTTCATTTAAGAGTTCTCCACAATTTTTAAAGGTATAAAAAACGGATATGCACTATTATTTTCTGAAATAAAACAACCATATTCATCGGAGTCTATCTTCTTAATTGTGATTAAATCTGGGTCGCCTGTTTTGTATTGCTTATAGTAAAACGCTCCATAACCTTTATCACCTACATTAACATCAAATCTATTACTCCAAGTTTTAATACTACCGTTGTTAATTTTTATTCTTTTGTCTCTTATAGTTATAAAATCATAACAATGTATATCTTTGAATTTGTCTGAGAGATTAGTTAATCTCTCGTCAAGTTCAAAAATCCTTTTATCTAAATCTCTGTTATCCGTTATTACTTTTAAAATACCATTTCTAAGTTCTTTTAACTTTCTTTCATGCCCAAACCAAAACATTATTTTTGTACCTCTAACTTTTTAATATATTTGAAAGGTATAAAACCTTTATCTACTTTGTAACATCTTGACCTTTTAGCAATACAGTTATTCATCAACAGCGTATCATTAGTTACTCCTGCAAATTCACCTTTGACATATCCGCCGATTGTTAAGAATACTTGTATGATTTGACCGATACTTAAATTGTCAAAGTTCATAAGCTACTCCATAAAATCATTCTTAATGTCACGTACACCTAACTTGCATAAAACATCAAACTTAATTGTGCGTTTAACAATATCGGTGTCATAATTAGCTTGCGAATGAAACATGACTAAATCACCCTCAACACAAGCACAAAGCATTAAGCCGTGCAATGCTATAAACTGACGAACCAAATTACCTGTATTTCTTTTTGCGTTTGTTGCAAATTGTTTATTTGAACAATAGCGTTTATTAAACATATCAGGTGTTACTTGTTCGTAATTAAAGCTATAGTCAAAAAACCTATCTAAGTATTCTTTAATATCTTTATTACCTGTGAAATATCTGATATTTTCATCACAAAGTTTTTCGTCTAAATCAAAGATATGACCTGCATAATAAAACTTTAAAGAATGAGTATGTATAGGTCGATTACTAAAACTAATGCCTGCCTCATATAAGATGTTACGCAAAGTTAAATCTATTTCATTTGTCATTGTTTTACTCATTTCTTATCCTCTTTATTAGTTGCGTTTGAACTTAAATAACACTTAGTTAGTAACGAATAACACTCTGTTAATAATGAAGCATTTTTTATTAAAACAGATATTATTTGATCATGTTTCAATACAACCTTTGCCACAGCATAAGTAAACACAAAATTAAAAACTGAAATAACTATCGCTACAGTTATTGCTATAACTTCATACATAATCAATCCTATTTAAAAAAGTTCTTACAGTCGTTTAAATCTTCACATTCAATACGTACAATGATTACGATGTGACCGTCAATATTCCCCGATCCAACACTTTGTACTTTACAATCTAAAAGTTTTGATGATTTATTTACTGCGTATTTTCTAAATGAATTAGCACTCGCAAATCCATATTCACCAAGTATTAAATAAATAAACTCATCATCTTCAATATCATCTATAAAATCTCTTAATGTCATTTGTTACTCCAAATAAATATATAACATACTATCTACAGATTTTATTAGACTTACAGGGTAATGTAGAATAACGGTCGGTATTGCCGAAAATTCGCCACGATAAAGGACATTACCACTAGACCAAAGACAAATCGTTTCATTGCTATAAAGCACCTTTCCTAAATCATCTAATGTCATTTTTTTTGTTACTCCAAATAAATGTGTAATCTGTTATCTACAGGTGTTACTCTATCTACATCGTATTGCAGAAAATCGTTTGGTATTGCTGAGAATTTGCCACGATAAAAGATGTCGTCACAGTACCAAAGCACAACCAATTCATTGCGATAGATAATCTTTCTTAAATCATCTAATATCATTCTTTCTTTTCCTTGTTTTAGCTAAAGGTGCTGTTAATGCCTGCTGTTCTGACAACCCCATTTCAATACGTCTTCTGTAAACAGTAAGATTGATATTCCAAAATTTACATTTCTCAGCTTGACTTTTAAATACATTGCCTAAGTGGTCAACAGATGCTGTATAGCCTTTCTTTGTTAAAGCCCTTTCTAATGTATAGCCTTTATACATTCTGCGTCTGAACGTGTCTAAGCCAACATGGTAATGATCAGTAAGTTCTTTTTTTGATTTGTATTCATTTCCTAGATGATCAATCACTTTAAAATGATTAAAGTTTTTATCTAAGCAAACGTCTAAAGGATAACCTCGTCTTTTTCTGTAAATATACGTTGGATATGACACACCGTAATGCTTTGTCATTTCCATTTCACTTTTAAAAATATTTCCTTGTAAATCTATGCATTTCATTTTTGTGTTACCTCTTTAATTTAATATATATTTAATTAAGCGGTTCATCTTCTGTTTCCATTTCAATAAATACAACTTTTTGATTAAATGAATGATGATTAGTCAAAGTACATTCAACACCGTTTACATCTGTTATGTTGTATCTTTTACCTTTACATTTAATAACAATAGCCAAGTTACCTAAATCTTTTGGCGTACCCTCTCTGCCTTTTGTGTTTTCTTTTGTTTTCTCTAATGCTTTGATTAAAGCATTAACAGTTACCATTCCATTTAACATTTTTTCTATTCCTCGTTTTGTTCAAAAATTTCTTGCCATTTATAAGTTCTATCTAATAGTTTTTCACAATCTTGAATTTCTTGTTGATTTTCATAATCTCTTTCAAACTGCTTTAAGTTTGCAATTCTTACGTATAAGCACTCTTGAATTAAGCCTATATCATCACCTGTTAAATCTATTGTCATTTAAAGCACTCCAAAACAAACTAAAATCCTATAACCAACACCCAGTGAAAAAGCACCGCCTATAACAACCACTGCGATGGATAAAAACCAAGCTAAGGCTGTTCCTATTATGTCTGCAATATTGTTTATCGTTTCTTTATCCATTGTTTCTAAGCCCCTGTACTACCAAAACCGCCTGCACCACGTTCTGAGCTTTCTAACTTTTCTGCATTCTCTGCTTTCTCAATATCAGCTAGCTTTACTATAACTAGCTGACAAATACGCTCACCTTTATGAATAGCAATAGCATTACTTGTTGTATTAAAGAACATTGCACCAAGCTCACCTGTGTAACCACTATCAATAACGCCTGTCATACAAATAATGCCTTTCTTATTCATTGAACTTCTGCCAAGAATTAAACCTGTATAGCTTTTTGGTATCTCAACGCAAACACCTAACATTAGAAAAGTGTTTTGTAATGCATGAATACCAAAGTCACAAGGTGCGTAAATGTCATAACCTGCATCATCGTTATGTGCACGTGTTGGTATTAAGCCGTTCAAAGTTTTAAATTTGAGTATCATTAGTAAAAATCCTCTTTTGTAAAAGAAATGTTGAACATTTCAAAATCCTTTTCATTCTCTTTTTTAAATTGTTGTTCAATTAAAAAACACTTACCTGTAAAGTCGATAATGTATTGTTCATAATTCTTTTTAATGCTTTTATTTTCATAAGTATCAAGCAATTTCTTTTTACCGTGATTGTTCAATACGCCCTCTTGAGCAAAACCAAAATCACTAAAATTAAGATTTATGTTGTACTTATTGTTTACTTGACCGATATACACATCATTAAAATATTTGATATATTCAGAACGTGTCATTGTCATTGCAGAATGCAAAAGTACATTATTTAAGTGACATTGAAGATCAACCATTCCCTGTAACTTGTCTTTAATAGTTGGATCTTTAAAAACAACGCTGTATAACTTTTTTGTTGCTTTACTGTTTAATTTATATAGCATTTATTTATCCTCTTCCGCTAAAAGGTTCTTACCTAAAGTTTTGTAATAATTGTATTTATCAACTGATATTCCTTTAGCCTTGCAGGCTTGTCTTAATGACTTATACTCAATACCGTTAAGCGTTATTTTTTGAGCTGTGTTTTTATGATTAAGCGGTGTTGTTAATATCTTTCTAAGTGACCAACCTTTTTTTTGCCTATACCTAAAAGCGTTCACGGTCATTTTGTATTGCACACATAGCTTTTTTAAGTTTGGGTAAAAATTACCTAAATGATCTCTATAGTTCTGTCGTAAGCGTTCTGTATACGTCATTGCTAAATCAATGTTTTTTGTTCTTTGATAACGCAACGTAACCGTTACAGGGTTCTTATTAAAAGCCCTTGCTAATTCTCTGATTGAGCTATACTCAATGCCGTTATAAATTACTCTTTTCATTTACTTTCCCTGTTCTTTTCTAAGATGTCTAATAGCTGTTCATGCGTAGATGTCCATGCAATATTTGTAACTTTGTTTAATTCAAAAACATACGCTAATATGAAATTTTGACCCTTTATGTATTCTTTCAAAGTTGATGAAAATTTAATTTGAGTGTCATTCTCAAAAAGACAACCGCTATCTTCCATTGCGTCATAGACTACTTGTGTGTAATTTTGCGCATCTCTAACTTTTTTATCACCAAACACAACCGTCATTAGTACGGCTATGTCACCTTTGAGCATGGGCAACTTTCCTTTCTTTAGTAAGTGACTAGCTAAGGCTTTGTATCTGTTGTAAGCTGTACTAGCCTTTAAAATTCCTGTCTTTCCTTTTTTAGAATGAGCGTAGTAACCATTAAAAGCGCGTGACTTCACCGCTTGCCAATTAACCTCTATCCAATCATTCTTACTAATAGACATGGGTAATATGATTTGCCTACCAATAAATCTTTCTGCATTTACCTTGTCATTAAGGTTGATATATACTTCCTGTTGTCCATAATTAAGTAAGCTACTTTCCATGTGTTAAGCTCCTTATCACTTCGTTAATATCAGTCTGTACCTGTAATGAATTATTTTTTACTTTACAAGTGTTAAGTTGATTTAAAGATTTCTTTACATTTGTAAAGTTAGGTAAGCTAGGTGTTTGCCCTGTAACGCTGTAATACTTCTGAGCGATTGTCTGACATTCCCGCTTATTACCGATGAACCTTACACGTGGTGATTTAGTGTCGTGATTGATACCACAAAGAAAATTGTTGTTAGGATAGTTACGTGCATTTACGTATGCCTCTATAAAAGCCTTACGATCAAAGCTATCTGTTTTATTTGAATGTTTACCAAATTCACGGACAGAGCCAAAGCACAGCTTAAAAGCGTACACTCCACGAGGATCGCTACATACATAGTCACAACCGCTATCTAAAGTCGCATTGATTTCTGCATAGAACTGACTAGCTTTATTTATTAAACTTTCTCTATCTTCACCGTTCTGTTGTTTGATTACCTCTATAACGTCTGCAACTGTAGGAGCAAATTTACTTGTTTGCACCACATACATCAGTGCTTTACCCACGGTGTTATAGTCATACTCACGCAATGCTACAAATGCGATTTTTACTGTACTTTCATTTACCTGCTTGTTAAACATTTCATTCACGTTTGACCAAAGCGAGGTAAATTTTTCTAAATCGTCTTTTGTCATATTTAATATCCTTTATATTTTTATAACGCTCAAAATGCCCTAGGATTGAAATTAAACCTTTCGGAATACAATCTATCGTCTAACATCCCTAAAAGGGCATATCGCCAAAATTTGACCCCTCTCCGTCAATTTTTGGAGTAGAGCTGTTACCGTCAATTACATTTCCTTTTGAAGTTTGATAATCAAAAATCTGACCGTTTTCAATTTCACGTTGCATACGTGCGATCTTCTGTTCCCTTGTTTCAGCGTGTGTTTGAGCCTGTTGTAAAGCGGTAACTGATTTTGGATTAAATGACTTAAGCCAATTTGCAAGCCATGTTGCTACACGCCCCTTGATTGATTTAACAGCCTTTCCGTTTTTATCTTTCCAATTACGCTCTGACCAATAGGCTAGGAAATGCTCACTTTCGAGCTGAGTGTCTAAAGACGACAAGGCAGGGTATCTATCAACGTGAGCCTGCACGAAATCATCGAACGCTAAAATGACATTTTCGAGCGTGATGTTCTGAGGAAATTTTTTTTGATCGATTTGAGCTTTTTTTTCTATTTCTTTCTCTTTATATATTTCTCTTTCTTTGTCTTTTATTTTTATATTTAATTTATTTAATTTTTTATTTATTAGGAGTAGTAGTTTATATATAGAAAATAGGGGTGTGGGGGAAGAAGAGAAAATATCTAAAAGTACCTGTTCATTTGTGCAATCAATATTTTTTAAATCGCTTTCTAAAGCTATTTTGTTATTTGTACATTTGTTATTTTGTACGTGTAATTCTTTACTTTGTACGTGCACATGCTCTTTTATACGTGTACATAATGACAAATCATTATTAAGAATTGTTATTGTTAAGCCTTTGTTTGATGATGAATAAGAAATGATGTTCTTAGAACTTAACAAATGTAAATTTTTAGCTAATACTCTTCTACCTAAAGATAGTTCATTTTGTAAAGCTAATGCTGTTGTCACTACCTTATTGTCTTTATCTTTTCTTTCTGATAAGTAGGTATATAAGTAGTTCTCATTCAGCGATAATTCATTCATTTTCTGTGTTACCTCTTTAACTTATATATAGCATTATATAATAGGATATATAATGTAACAAGTAGAAATGATGTAAATTACTTATATAATGTGATATATAACTGATATAAAAGAATATTTTTCTATAATGTAAATATGTAATATGATGTAATATCGCCTATAATATAGATAAATGAATGTTTTATATTAAGGATATATATATGACTATGATTGAAAGAGTGTTGCAACTCATAAATGAAAGCGGAATGACTAAAGACGAGTTCTGCTATAAGACAGGTGTATCTCATAACACGCTTAATATGTGGTCATGGAGTAAGTACAGAGACAGATACAGGAGCATTAGAGCACTCACAGCTAAGAAGATCGCAGATACTTTTGGAGTTCGGCTAGAATGGATACTTTACGGGTCAGAGCCAAAGTACATTTCCAACTCCCTTACTGATGAAAAGAAGAGAGAGAATGTTTCGCCGATTGCTAGTATAAATGATACTATCTGCATTCATGTTTCATCTTTAGATTTTGTTCATTCTCTTACTAGCGAACCTATAAAGAATGTTTCTATAGATGATTTTCAACTGTTCTCTAAACAATTCTTTTTAGATAGACAGATAAAAGAAAATGACTGTATCTTATATAAAGATAATTCTACTTATTATCTATTCTGCGCTGTAGATGAAACACAGATAAAAGAGAATGTCTTATATGCTTTATATAGTAGAGAGAATGTTTCTTTTAATTATTTATCAGCAACAGGTGACAAGATTACGCTAAAAGAGTACAGCACTAATACTATAACTGAATATGATATAAGTAATTTTAAAAATAAATTCTTCCATATATATAGAGTGTATAGAATAATAAAAGATTTATAAAACTTTTTATTAAAAATAAAATCAGTAATTACATATAGTTACTGATTTTTTTTTGTCTTTATTAAAAAGTTATATTGAAAATTATATTAAAAGATATAGAATATAAATATCAATTAGAAATATAGAGGTAATACAATATGACTGATGAAATAGTTATTTTTAAAGAATGGCAAAAGAAACAAAAAGAAAAAGCAGATAAGGCTTTTCTTAATCCGATTACAGGTGAATTAGATGAAGAAAATAGTGTAACTTATCTACATAAGTTATATATAGGTGGTTCTGTTGATAGTTCTCTTTTAGGTTTAAATCCTTATCGCTCTATAAAAGATGAATATGACAATATGAATTGTTTTAAGTTACAAGATGATTTATTTGTCTTTAGACGTGGGCATTATTTAGAGCGTTTCGTGGCTAAAGAATTTTCATTAGTAGCACATAAAGCCGTCACTACAGGTGTAACGCTTTTTAGTGAGAAATATCCATGGGCTATGGCACAGATTGATTTTAGATTACAAGACGGCACACCTTTAGAAATTAAAGTATGTTCTGTAAATCCGAATGAAGATGACGGAACAAAAGGCTTTGGCAAAGGTTGTGAATTTAATGATAAAGGCGAAATGGTTTACACTGACGATACAGTTCCTACCTATTACATGGTTCAGTGTCAAAAACAGCTATTTCTTTCTGAAAAGTCTTTTATGTGGTTAGCCTGTTGGTTGACTTATGAAGATAAGATACGTGTTTATTACATCGAAAGAAACGATGAAATTATCGAACATATCTTACAAGCAGAACATGATTTTCTTTTTAATCATGTTATCCCGCAAATTCCGTATTCTGAAGATAAGAAAGAATTAAAAACAGTAGACGAAATGCCAAACGTCTGCTATGCAGATGATCCTTTTATTTCTTTAGTTAGAGAATATAACGAACTTAGTCAGAAAAAGAATGAACTTGTAAAAAAAGTTGAGGCTTTGTCTGACACTATCCGTGAATATATCGGTGTACATGACGAGGCAGTTGATAATAACGGAAGAGTTGTTATCAAACAAACATCACAATCGAGAACATCATTAGATACAGAGTTGCTTAAAAATGATTATGCAAAAATATATAAAGAGTGCATGAAAACAAAGCTAATCAAATCAAAGCTAACTGTGAATAAAAAATATTTTAACAACTAGAGAGTAACAAAAATGACAGACACAAAAATGACTGTTAAAGATATTAACGCTTTAACACCTACAGAAGATGAAGCAAAAATTATCGCTGAATTTCAACGACAGGTTAAAAACAGCTATTCAGCTAGTATTGTTACAAAGTTAGTAGCAAATTCAATTTCAGTGCCAAAGAATACAGGTGTTAAGGTTAATGTGTGGGATATTATCACCGTAATGAAAGTATCAGCGTCGATGCATCTAGATCCTACTTTAGGTGGTGTGTACGCATTTAAGAATAAGATCGGTGATTTGATTACTGGTATTAGTGCTAAAGGTTGGAAACAAGCCCTTGCAAGCCAACCCGATTATTACGGTTGTGAATTTATTGACGAACCTGAACAGGAAATAAGATTGAATGACCGTGACGGACAATTTGTTGTAACAACAATTCCTAAGACAACCTGCATTATCCGTAAGAAATTTGCTGACGGCTCAATCGGTGAATTTAAAGAAAGTTGTTGGTACAGGCACGATTGTGATCCTAACAAGCCTGCATGGACAACAAAGCCCGAGGCTATGATGCATACACGTGCTTTATGCCGTGCTGTGTCATTAGCTTACGGTTGGGGAGCTTATGATTTAGACGAAGTTAAAACTATTGCTAACAACGAGGGCGGTGTATGGCAAGAACAGCAACCTACACAAAGTAAAGGTGTAAATAGAGTTATTCAAGCCATAGCAACAGCAGAACCTGTAACTGTAGATCCTAAACAACAATTATTAGCTAATTTAAAAAAATCAATTACAAAGAAAGAAATGCAAAATTACTTTAAATCAGCACCTGTAGATTTACAGAACGATCAAGAAGTAAGAACCCTTGCAAAAGAATTACAGGATAAATTTAATAAAGAGGAGCTTTAATTTATGTTTTATCAAGAAAATTATGTTAGACCAAAGCCAATAAAAGATATTATTGCTGAAAATGGACTTAATGATCCAAATTTTAAAATTGATTATTTTAACACTTTGAAAGCGTACAACTCTTATCAGTTAGGTGACCTAACAGGTAACAAATATTTTAAATGTAAAACAGTTAACGTAAGAACAGTTGAGTTTGTTTACACAAAGAAAGAAATTAAATACAAAGGTGAAAAGCTAGTAATCATTGCTCAAATTATCGACAAAGATACAAACGCTGAAACAGAATACTATTTTAAATGTGAGTTCTTTAATCGTTGTTGTCTTCTTGATAAGGCAGATGACCCCGCAGAGTGGACTGATAATAATGTAAATGTTCAAGACTTTTTAGAGTATGCAAGAGGAGAAAAAGGAATTGATATTATGGGTTCTGTACCTTATCACACGCAGTATGAAGAGGGACAGCTCTTTCCAAAGTTAAGCGGTGTTCATCTGATTGTCGCTATTGCAAAGGTTGGCGAAAATACTTACAACGGCAAGACAAGAGATGATTTAGAGTATGCCTTGTATAACAAAAACGGTATGTCAGTCCCCGAAATTGAAGAGGGGAGAAAAGGCTGTTTAGACCTAAAAAAGAAAATGGAAGAGTTACATAGTAAGTACAACAAATTCATCGGTGTTTCATACGATGAACCTGTACCAACTGTAGAACCTACCCCTGTAGTTGAACAGCCAAAGGTTACAACTGTAACAGCAGAGCCTGTTATTGACGATGACGAGGATTTGCCATTTTAAGGAATAGCTATGACTAACAAAGATAAAGAAATGTTGAAAGATATTCAAGATAAATTGAACGCTATTTACAACTATATCTATAAGCCTGTTAGTCAAAGTTACAACTTAAGAGAATTTACAAATGAGCTTGGAATAACTAATTATATGCTTAAAAAGATTTACTCTCAGTATAAATTGGCTATTCCTGCTCCATATCGAGTAAATAATTCCGATCCTGTATTTACGTCTGAAGATGTCGTTTATATGAAAAAATGGTTAACCGAAAATGGCAGATTTAACAAACAAATATAGTTTTGGATATTTAGTTGCATTGATCGATGTTGTGACAAATGACTTAGAGGAGTTAGCAAAAAATTTAGCCTTAGTTGCTGATGATGAAAATTGTTATCTTCACAATAGGGCTATGAAAACAATTAAACATAAAGAGACGTTACTTAACGATTTGAAATTCATAAAAGAACATATACAAGATTAAACATTTTAAAGAAAAGGTAAACAAAATGAAAACTGTATTTATTGATGTAGGACTGTCTGTTTTTGTCAGCGTTCTATTTTTTATGGTGTTATATTTGTATGAGCAATGAAAGATTGACGATACGTGAGGCTTGTAACCTGTTCAAACTATCTTATTCTCAATTCTATACACGAACTTTAATTAGTCGTTTTAACTATCCTAAAATTCAATACAACAAAAATGGTATTCCTTTTTTAGATAAAAAAGAGTGTCTTTCATGTTTAAAAAATCAAACAGATTTTTTTAATCATCACATTTCACTTATTGACGCTAGCCGTAAATGTTTCGGCGCACCTTATCTGTTAACAAGATATATAAAGAATAAGCATTACATTTTTAATATCGTAATGTTTCAAAATCGCCCTTACATTAAATTATCTGAATTTAATCATTTCTACAATGATATATGTGGCAAACACAAATTAGTATCACTCACAGCTTTTATCCGTCACGTTGGTATTCCTTATTCTAAATTCTATATCTTTGCTGAAACAATTAACCTGTACTCTAAGATAGCTTTATCTATTACTTTTAACAGAATAAATAAGAGAAAGTTATTTTTTAAGTATGATGATATTAAAAAGATATGTGAGCTTTACGGACTAAAAAGATTTGTCACGAACTGATCACATAAATATATAATCATAGTGTGAATACTGATTGCTATGCTATTGTATGGTGTTGGCAAGCAGCA